TGCGCAGGACATGGAAGAGGCAGCTATAAAGCTGATCGAGAAGTACCGCATTGAGCGTCCGTCCGCCCGCAGCCAAGTCCCCGAGCCTATCCGCATACTAGAGCGCTTTGTTAAATCCCAGCAAGTAGCGCGGGACCAGATGCAGGAGCAAGCGACCGATGACCTCATCAGTGAGGCACTAGCTGGGCAGATCATGAATCTGCCTTCTGACGTTCAGCAGGCCCTTGTGAAGTCCATTTCCGACCTTGTCAAGGGCGGCGCAAAAACAAAGGGCAAAGGCAGGAGCATCGGCTTGGCCGACCTAGGTATTCAGCCCGACAGGGACGGCAACTTAGGCATCCCCACAGGCATTCCCGGCAAGCGCGTGGTCATCAACCCCACGCAAATCAAACAGGACGCCGAGTTGATCGCCCGTGCTAACACTGGCATCGATATCAACGTACCAGAAGCCCTTGATTACCTGACTTCTGCCCAGCGTTTCCGTAACGACTCCATTGGCAGCTACAACGCTGCCATGATGAAGGGGCGAACCCGTTTGACGGATGCCCAGCGCATTTTAGACACGGGTGACACAGTCTTCAGGGACTTTGAGAAGCTGATCATGGACCACGTGCCAAAGATCAAGCGTGAGTATGCAGGCATGCAGTCCGTCATTGATGACTACAAGGCGGGTTACGAGCGTGCCTTGCCCCTGTTGATGACAGGAACCAAGCGCGGAGGCCAAGAGTATCTCCTGCCCAACGAAGACCTAATGCAGCAGGCGTTCAAAAGCGCTGAGAACCTGCGCCAGTTGAGCAATACGCTGGGGGTGGGTGAGCAAGCAGATAGCCTGTTGACTCGAGGTGCGATCGACTGGCTGTCACGCAAGCCTATCTTCGACAAAAACGGCCTAGTGGATCCCAAGAAGATCCGCTCAGTCTTGTCTAAAAACCAGAACATTGTCGATGCGCTCCCAGAAGGTATTGCCACCAAACTAACAGACGAGGTCGGCTTTGCGGATGACTACGCAAGGCGCGTGGCGGAAATTGATAAGCGCCGTATGGCTGCAAAGGACAGCGAGCTGGACAACATGCTCGAAAAGGCCGCTCGGGAAGACGCCAATCCTGCCCAGTCAATTACCCTAGCTGTTACAGATCCTGCGGCAATGCGCAAGCTGGTTAGGCAAGCCGGTAAAGATCCCGAAATGCTCGCGGCCTTGCGCCGTGCGGTCTTTCAGACGGCCGCAGAGGGGTCGCAGCAGGGTGGTCTGCTGTCTTCATTTATTAAATCCAATGAGAAGAGCCTCAAGATATTGTTTGAGAATACCCAGCATTTAGATGACCTAAAAACACTTGCTGACTTGCAGCGTCGTGTCGAGGCTTTTTCTAGTGTGACGGGGCAGATCCCAGAATTCAACTCTCTGGATGAGAATATCAAAAAGATTTTTGGCTCAGGGGTCCAATACCTGACCACTACTTTCCGTGAAGCAGCCGTGGGCCGTATTAACCCCGCGACAGGTGCCCTAGCCTTAATGATTCGCTTGGCATCTGGGGTGGAAAAACAAGTTTATGACCGCATTTTTGTAAAGGCGCTGGAAGACAAGAACTTTGCAAAGCGTATCACCGGTATCGGCAATCCAGAGGAGGGCGCTAAGGCTGCTGCCGAGCTGACAAAGATTGGTGTACCGCGGTCCTTCTTCCAGTCACTGGTAACCGCTCCCGGCGCTTCACGGGCCACGACCCAAGAGCTGCGAGAACTGGCACTAGAAGACGAGACGGCACCTACTGGGGTAAACCCTAATCTTCCGGTTGTTGGGACAGCTCGCCAGATGCTGCGAAACATGCCTCCCGCGCCACCAAGCCGAGGCATGGGGGCACCTAATCTGCGTACCCCGGCCTACGTCCCACCCGCGAGGTCACAGAGATCTAACGTCTCCTTGATGTACCCGACCCTGTTCCCGAACGACCCCATCAGCGGTATGTTGCAGCAACGCGCCGCAATGGTTAATCAAGGCCAATAGCAGTTGCCTAAAAACCACTAAGGGGCTTCTCCACCCTTAGTAGGCAATTTAGCCCAGTGGCTCGTCCACTGGGCTATTTTTTAGCTTCTCAAAGGCCTCGACTCGACGCCACCACTTGTCCGTGTAGCCGTCAAACTCGCGCCCGCATGTCGTAAATTCCTGTACTTGCCCGTCCTGCGCAACCATCATGATGGTGCCTTGGCGGATCTGCGTGCCGTGAAGCTTGTTGTGCGCCACAGCGTACGCGGCTAACTGGACAAAATAGTCCTCGATCCATGCGCGCTGCTTCATCCTATTCGTCTGCTTAAAGTCGATGATGCATTCCACGCCTTTGTACACGCCTACACAATCAGATGTGCCAGCAAAGCGGTCCGGGTAGTACAGCGGGATCTCCGCCCCCCAAACCTGATCGACGTGGGGGAAGAAGTGCTCAATGAGCTGGTAGCCCATGCGGTAGCCCTTTACCGCAAGCCATGTGCGCGGAGCAGGCAGGTCGCGGTTCAGGAGCAAGCGTTCAACAACATTGTGCATGTGTGTACCAACAGTTGCCGCTTCATTTTTGATACGGTCCGCTTCCTGTTCTCCAACCCTCGCGGCCCACGCGTCAAGGTGAGCCTTGTCTTTTGTACCAGATAAAATGCTGGTGACACTGGGCAGGTTCTTGCTGTCCTCGGCATTGTATATACGCCCCTCGGGCGAATCGACCCGCTCCAAACGGGCGTAAACAAACTTCTTTCTGACGGGTATTAGCTGCATTACACGATCCAATTCTTGACTTCTTCGCCTAAAACTTGGCTGGCGATATTGATTTTGTTGCGCAGGGCCTTGACAATGTGCTCATCCACAGTGCCGGGGGTAATAAAGTCCACGTATGTGACTTTCTTGGTTTGGCCAATACGGTGTGCGCGGTCCTCAGACTGCAGTCGCACCTCAAGGTCAAAGCTGTTGCTGTAGTACACAACAAGGTTTGCGGCGGTAAGCGTCAGTCCGTAGCCACCTGTTCGGGGGTTGCCCACAAAAAACCGCAGGTCCTCTTCCGGGTCTTGGAATCGATCCACAATGTTTTGGCGCTCTTCCACCTCCGTGCCGCCGTAATAAGTAGCCACACTGGTCATGCCGTACTCCTTGGCCAAAGCCCTGCGGATGTTTTCAATGTCGCGGCGGTAATTGGCCCAAATGATGACCTTGCCTTGTGTCTCTGCCACTGTCGCCAAGAGCTCATTGACACGGTTGTTGGGCAGATCTGTTTGCTGCCCGTCGTCCGTTTTGACATGCCCACAGACAATCTGGTGCAGGCGCATCAGCTGGGTCAGCGCATTGTTGGTGGACATCAAGTTGCCGTCGATCTCGGCCAAAGCCATTAGCTTCATTTGGTCATAGGCCTTGCGCTGCTCTGTGGTCAGCTCAATCTCGCGGCGGGTATAGACTTTGTCTGGCAAGTCCAAGCACTCCTCCTTGGTCACTCGGAACGAGAAGTCGTTTAGCTTCCCCTGCAGTTCGTCAAGGCGACGGTAGCCCACGATCTGCTTGAATGTATGCGTAGCCATCTTGCGCTCAACAAGAATCGCGTACCGCGCTTGGAAGGCGTAGTAGCTGTATGAATTCAAACAGTCGGGGCTTAGGAATTCGCACTGGGCGTACAAATCAAGCGGGCTCTTTGTGACAGGCGACCCTGTGGCTATGCGCTTATACACAGCTTCCTTGCCTACCTTCACAATATTTTTGGTGCGCTTGGCCGTAGGCGTTTTGATCGTGGTGCTCTCGTCAACAGCCATGAACGCCTTGGTCACACGCAGGAAAGTGCGAGCGTAGGTCATCCCCTTTTCTGTACTAAACGCCTCGATGTTCATGATCAGTATCCGCAGGGTGTCTACGGCATTAAGCATCTGCTCCATCTCAGCCTTTTCTGCCTTGCGTGGAGTAGGTGACCAGCAGGCCATGGTATGCGTCACGTGATCCGGCATATGCTTAGGGATCTCGCTTCTATACCAGTTCTTGTACACACCTTTTGGGGCGACGATTAGCATGGAGTCAATTTCCCCCTTGTCGTACAGCATGGCTGCATTGTTGATGAGCATGAAGCTCTTTCCGGTGCCCATGTCAGCCAGTAGTGCCACGTGTTTTGTGTCCCAGAAACGCTGCAAATACGCCGCTTGATGGTCAAACGGCTTGTTTTTGTACGGGTATTTCTGTAAAAACCAATCCATAACTTTCTTCCTTTCTTTGAAAAAGCTGTTGACAGCTTGGAAAAGTATTGTACACTACATGCTTGTTTCAAGAAAGGATAAAGTAACGTGAGTAAAGTTTATGTAGTTCAAGAGATGCCAAACCATGACATTGCATCCGCAATGAAGTTTGGTGAACTGAGTGTACTTCTGCCGTCCAACACACAGATAGCCTTCTCTACGTCCCCCGCGATCCGCCTACTAAGGCGCAAGCTACGGGATTACACTGATGGAGATTTTTTGTTGTTGACGGGAGATCCGGTTGCAATTGGGTTAGTATGTTCAGTCGCGGCGGCTTTTAACGGAGGTCGGTACACCGCGCTTAAGTGGGACAGACGAGAAAAGGTCTACATCCCGATTAAAATCAACGTAACTGAGAATGGAGAAAGAGATGAGTAATATTGCCGACATGTTTGAGCAGGACGCTGGTGCTTTGCAGATCAAGAATGAGGACCTGTCCTCTGTGGGTGCATTGGCAAAGCGCGCGAAAGAGCTAGAGAACGAGATCAAGGAACTAGAATCCGTGGTCTCCGAGCGTAAGGAGCAGCAGCGTAAGCTGCTTGAAGACACCATCCCTGCAATGCTTGCCGAGTTAGGCATGACTGCATTCAAGATGGAAGACGGCTCACAGATCGATGTCAAAGCGTTTTACAGCGCCAGTATCAAGGAAGCCAACCGTGCGCAGGCCTACGAGTGGCTGCGGGATCACGGCTTTGACGACATTATTAAGAACACGGTCTCCGTACGGTTTGGTCGAGGTGAAGACCAACTGTGCGATGGACTACTCAGCCAATTGCGTGAGCAAAACTACCCAGTGGAGCAAGCGCAAAAGGTCGAACCACAAACCCTAAAGGCTTGGGTTCGAGAAATGGTGGAGCGCGGCAACGAGTTCCCGTCAGAGCTTTTCGGCGCATACGTGGGCCAAAAGGCAACAATTAAATCAGCTTAAAGGAAAATGAAAATGGTTACCAAGAACGAAGTAGCAGTGAAATCCGAAAACGCACTGGCACTAGTAATGAGCTTTGAAGACGACGCGTCAGGTGGCTTTGAAGGCATGCAGCAGGACGACTTTGCACTGCCATTCCTGCGCCTTTTGACCAACGTCTCCCCAGAGATTGGCGAGGTTGATGGCGCAATGCCCGGTATGATCCTGAACTCTGTTACCAATCAGCTGCATGACGGCAAAAAAGGCATTGTGGTGATCCCCTGTGCCTATGTCCGCCAGTACATTGAGTGGGCACCACGTGGCTCAGGCTCAGGCGCACCGTTGTCGATCTACCCTGCCACGTCTGATATTCTAAGCCGCACGCACCGCGAACCGGGGGACAACAAGGACTACTTGGATAACGGCAACTACATCGAGAACACGGCCAATCACTACGTGATGACCATTAACGAAGATGGCATGCCAGAAGCAGCCCTAATCGTTATGAAGTCCACGCAGTTGAAGAAGTCGCGCAAGTGGAACAGCATGATGATGTCCGCGAAGCTGATGGGCAAGAATGGCCCCTACACACCGCCCATGTATTCGCAGTTGTACCGACTTACTACACAAGGTGAGTCAAACGACAAGGGTAAATGGTTTGGATGGGAGATCGAGCGCATCGGTGCCATAGAAGACATTAATGCATACCACGCTGCTAAAGCTTTTGCTTCGCAGATTGGTTCAGGAGACGTTAAGGTGAAGCATGAAGGCGAAGGCACAGAGTCCTCGTCAGCAGCCGCACCATTCTAAGTTTCGGGGTGAAAGCGGATGCTGCCAACATTGTGGGTTCATCCACGAGCAGTCGCAGCGAGTAGCCCCACCCCCACAGAGAAAGTCGATGAGCGAAAAACTAGAAAGATTTAAGGCTATCTTTAGCGGCCTTGACATTGCCTATGGCACTTACATCATTAAATCGGAGCGGGGCGACGGGAAACAAGCAGGAAAGGCCACGGTGGTTAGAAAGCCCCCTACAGAAGAGCTGTGGGAAAAACATTTGGACGGTGTTGAGCCGTCTCTTGGCATTATTCCTATTCGTGCCGACAATTCTTGTATTTGGGGCTGTATTGACATTGACCAGTACCCTATCGACCACAAAGGCTTGGTTGAAAAAGTTACGTCACTGAAGCTGCCTATGGTTGTTTGCCGCAGCAAGTCCGGCGGCGCGCACGTGTTCCTATTTACTAGGGAGCCCGTAGCTGCTTCATTGATGCAGGATTACCTAAAGAACGCTGCTGCGCTACTGGGCGAAGCCGGGCGGGAGATATTCCCCAAGCAAGCAGAGATCTTGGTAGACCGCGGCGACACAGGCAACTTCTTGAACTTGCCATACTTTGGCGGCGACAACGGCATGCGCTACGCCTTCCTGCCCAACGGCGATTCCGCATCGCTAGAAGAATTCTTTGATCTGTACGAAGCAAACGTGCAAGCCCTGCCACTGAGTGTGCCTGAGCCGCCAGTGCAACCAGAAACACCAATTAAAGACGGACCCCCCTGCCTGCAAGCCCTTTGTGCACAAGGATTTCCAGAGGGTACCCGGAACAATGGCCTGTTTGCCATCGGCACCTACCTGAAAAGAGCACTGCCCTCTGATTGGGAAGACAAGATGGTTGAGTACAACTACAAGTATGTCTCGCCACCACTGCCTAACAACGAAGTGCAAGTCCTGATGAAGCAGGTCGGAAAGAAAGACTACCAGTACAAGTGCAAAGACATGCCACTGAATTCTTTTTGCAACAGCGGCCTTTGTCGTACTCGCAAATATGGCATTGGGGCCAATGGTCCTGATGCTCCCCAGATATCCTCACTTTCCAAATATGCAAGCGAGCCGCCACTTTGGTTCTTGGACATCAATGGTCGCCGCGTGGAGCTGGACACAGAGAGCCTGTACAACCAAGTTGCTTTCCAAAAGGCCTGCTTAGAGCGACTGAACCTCGTGCCACCCACCCTGCGCAAGCAAGACTGGGAGCAAATGCTCAATGCCCTGCTTAAGGAGATGGTGGAGACAGAGCAGATCACAGAGGCCAGTGAGGACACCAGCATCACCGGTCGATTCACCGACCTGCTGGAAGAGTACACAACCCACATGCAGCAAGCGTTAGACCGAGAAGAACTGGTGATGGGCAGGCCATGGCGGGATGAGGATGAGGGCCGAACCTACTTTCGCATGAAGGACCTAGAGGGCCACTTAAAGCGCAACACCTTTATCGGCCTAACTGCACCAAAGATGGCACAGCGACTGCGTGACATGGGTGGGGAGCCTATCTCGCTGTTCATCAAAGGTCGAACCGTGCGGTGCTGGCGCATACCGAGCTTTGATAAGCAGGACTCTCCGTTTGATTCACAGACCAAGAGGATAGAAGGGAGCCCGTTTTGAGCACCATCAATAAAATATTTGGCCCACCCGGAGCAGGTAAGACAACATACCTGCTCAATGTGGTGGATACCGAGCTGGAAAGAGGTGTGCGCTCAGAAAGCATTGGCTACTTTTCTTTCACTAGAAAGGCGGCGAATGAGGCACGGGACAGGGCCATTCAGAAATTTCCCTCACTTAACGCAAAGACAGACTTCCCGTACTTCCGCACTCTGCACAGCTTGGCTTTTCACTGCCTATCGGTGCGAACCGATGACATGATGCAGGCAGAGCACTTCAAAGAGTTTGCTGAGCAAGCAGGCATTGAGCTGAACCTGTCACGTGACGAGGAACTAGACTTTGTCAAAACAGACAACCCTATCCTGAACGAGATCAACCTTGCACGGATCAAGGGCCTTGATCTGCGCCACCACTACAACCAATCAAACCTCGACATAGAGTGGCACCACTTTGAGTTTGTAGAGCGCAGCTACCGTCACTACAAAACCGCACGAGGCCTAATGGATTTCACTGACCTGCTAGAGCAGATAGTGGAGGAACCTGATCGACTGCCTGCATTGGATGTACTTATTGTCGATGAAGCACAAGACCTGTCCCGTATGCAGTGGCGCATGGTCGAAGAGCTGGCCAAGAAAGCACAGCGTACATTTATAGCGGGAGATGACGATCAAGCTGTGTTCACTTGGGCCGGGGCCGATGTCGATAGCTTCTTGTCCTTTTCAGGCAGTGTCACCGTCCTAGAGCAATCGTACCGCGTACCAGCAGCCGTGCACCAACTAGCCGACAAGGTTGTCCACCGAATCCTGTCCCGCCAAGAAAAAAAGTGGCGTCCGCGTGAGTTTGAGGGAGCCGTGTACACCTATCGCCGCTTTGAAGACGTACCCGTGGACCACGGACAATGGCTCATCCTAGGCAGTACCAACTACTTGCTGAACCCTGTGCACGAATGGCTTAAGAGCATGGGCATCATCTTCGAGCGCAACGGCGTATCAAGCTTGACCGACGTGGTGATTAGCGCTGTGGTCAATTGGGAAAAACTGCGCAAAGGCCTGAGCATCGGCTACGAAGAAGTCAAAACCGTGTACCGATATCTTGACACAGCAGCCGTCACACGGGGCCACAAGACGTTTAAAACGGGCGACCCTACTGAGATGTATGACATGGCCGCTTTAAGCGCTAGGCACGGCCTCCTGATCGACCTTATATGGCATCAGGCACTGACAAAGATTGCCCACGACAAGCGGGAGTACTTACTCTCCGTGTTGAAGCGCGGCAACAAGCTCTCTGACATGCGCCGCGTGCGGCTGTCCACGATCCACGGAGCAAAAGGCGGGGAGGCGGACAACGTCTTACTGCTCATGGACCTCTCGCCAAAGTTTGCAAAAGAGTATGCCGTCAATGCGGACAACATACATCGCCTGTTTTACGTAGGCATCACCCGCGCCAAGCAAACGCTGCACCTAGTAATGCCACAGAACATAGAAAAAGGATTCAGGATATGAAAACAATGCCACTATTTCCCACCGCTACGGAGTGGGTTGCACCAGAAGTTTTTCCCAACCTATCAACCGCCAAGGAGATTGCAATTGACCTCGAAACATGCGACCCTAATATGGAGAAGTTTGGGCCCGGTTGGCCTAGAAATGATGGCTATATTGTTGGCTACGCTGTTGCTGTAGATGGCTGGGCAGGTTACTTCCCCGTCGCCCATGCTGGCGGGGGAAACCTCGACAAAAAGCATGTGGAGCGCTGGATAAAAGACGTGGTGGAACTGCCGTGTGACAAGGTCATGCATAACGCGGCCTATGACTGCGGCTGGCTACGTGCATCAGGGTTCGAGGTCAACGGGCGCATCTACGACACCATGCTCGCTGCGCCCCTGATTGATGAGAACCGATTCAGCTTTGCACTGAACTCCCTAGGTTTTGACTACCTAAAAGAGATGAAGTCCGAGCAGGGCCTAAAACAAGCTGCAAAAGACTTCGGTGTGCACCCAAAGAAGGAACTGTGGAAGCTGCCTGCGATGTATGTGGGCGACTACGCAGAGCAAGACGCGGCACTAACACTGAAGCTGTGGCACTATCTCAAAGTTCAGCTGCGTAAAGAAGAGCTCGAATCCATTTTTGAGCTAGAAACCGACGTTTTCCCTGCGCTTATGGAGATGACCTACCGCGGCATCCGCTTTGATCGCAAAAAGTGCGAAACACTGATCGGGCAACTACAGCAACGCGAAAAGCAGCTGCATAAGGACATCAGAAGCGCCGCCGGAAGCAGTGTCGACATCTGGGCCGCAGCAAGCATTGCGCATGCCTTTGATGCATTGAATCTACCCTACCCAAAGACAGAAAACGGCCAACCAAGCTTTACAAAAGGCTTTTTGAACTCCTGCGAGCACCCCATTGCCAAACTGGTAGTCGAAGCACGCGAAACAAACAAGACGCACAGCACTTTTTTGCAGCCATACCTTGACTTTAGCGAAAAAACCGGGCGAATTCACCCACATGTCAACCAAATGCGCTCGGATGACGGCGGAACCGTTACTGGACGCCTATCCATGGCGCAACCAAACCTGCAACAGGTACCCGCTCGCCACGAAATCATCGGCCCCATGGTCCGCGGCCTATTCCTGCCGGAAGAAGGGCAGCTGTGGGCCTCAAACGATTTCTCGTCCCAAGAACCAAGGCTCTTGGTCCACTACGCAAGCCTACTCGGCCTGCCCGGATCCGAAAGCATGGTCAATGCCTACCACGCCAATCCCGATACCGACTTCCACCAAATGGTGGCCGATATGGCAGGTATTAACCGCAAGCAGGCAAAAACCATCGGCCTCGGGTTGATGTATGGCATGGGAAAAAACAAGCTGGCTAATGAGCTAGACCTAGACATCACAGAAGCCAGTAACCTTATCGGGCAGTTCCACCAAAACGTGCCATTCCTAAAGGGCACCGTCAATGCCGTGATGAAAAGAATAGATCACCCCGCTACAGGGGGCGCTATCCGCACACTGCTGGGGCGCAAGTGCCGCTTCCCATTGTGGGAGCCCGTGGAGTGGGGTGTGAACAAGGCTTTGCCGCGTGAGCAAGCAGTCATTGAGTATGGCCAACGGATCAAGCGCGCAGGCACCTACAAGGGACTGAACCGACTGATCCAAGGATCTGCTGCGGATCAGACAAAGAAAGCCATGCTTGAGCTGTGGAAGAACGGCAGTCGTATCGTACTGCAGTTGCATGATGAAATTGTCCTGAGCGTGGACGATAAAAAAGCCGCTGAAGAAGCGGCTGAAATCATGGTTAATGCTGTGAAGCTTGAAGTGCCAAGCAGGGTCGATGTGGAAGTCGGCCCCAGCTGGGGCGAGTCTAGGTAAAACTCTCAAGCAACTTGTCCAAGTAATGGCGGGCCTTCAAAAGGTCCGCCTTTGGTGTGCCCTTCTCCTTATAGCGCGAAACATATTTCACGATATTGCCCTCCAAGTAACCCAGCTCGTTCGAGACAATGTAGTCCCAAGGTTGAATAGCTTTTCCCTTGTAGTGAGTGCCCGCTACCTGCGTGTCGTTGGCACTGGTGGCCGCAGCATGGACCACGGCCCGCTTCTTCAAGACAGTGCGAACCTGCGCAACACGCGCAGATGTCGTTCCCAACACACGAGCAATCTCCCTGTTTGGCCACTCAGGCTCGCCACCGATTAAAGCGCGGATCTTGCCGCTCATACTGCCAGCTAGTTCTGTACCCATTACATTTCTCCTAGTTAAAATTACCAAGCCTCACGCCCCTGCGCATCAAGGCCCCTTTCCGATTGGCTGACCGTAGTCAGCGATAAATTCGACAACGCATAAATGTGCTCAAGCTTATGGCGCAAACGAAGCGCCTCATCAATCGCACTCTCCAAACGACTTCGCAAAACACGATTCTCACTGCGTAAATCCGCAACCTCAAAATCTAATTCCCTATACTCTTCATCGGTCATGCCTTGTTCCT